TTAGATACATTAAATGAATTAGCGGCCGCCTTAGGCGATGACGCAAATTTTGCCACTACGATGACAACTTCATTAGCAGGCAAAGAACCAACTATAACTGCTGGTACAACATCTCAATATTATAGAGGTGATAAATCATTTCAAACATTAGACACACTTGCAGTTGCAGAAAATACAAATCTATATTATACAGATACAAGAGCAAGAGCGGCTATTAGTGCGACAGGTAGTTTAAGTTATAACTCATCAACTGGTGTCATATCTTTCACACAAGGTAATACAGATACAGTTGCAGAAGGCTCATCAAATTTATATTACACAGATGCTAGAGCAGATGCAAGGGCACAATTAAAGATTGATGCATTAGTAGATTCAGCACCTGGAACATTAGATACATTAAATGAATTAGCCGCGGCACTTGGAGATGATGCTAACTTTAGTACAACGATAACAAACTCTATTGCTACTAAACTGGCAATAGCAGATTTTAATTCTACATTTGACACAAGACTTGGTACAAAAACAACATCCGATTTGACAGAAGGTACAAATTTATATTACACAGATGCTAGAGCAAGAGCCTCTATTAGTGCAACTGGTTCTTTAAGTTACAACAGTACTTCGGGTGTTATATCATTTACACAAGGCAATACTGATACAGTAGCAGAGGGTTCATCAAATCTTTACTTTACAGATGCAAGGGCACAAGCAGTATCTATAAACAATATTGTAGAAGATACCTCACCACAATTGGGTGGCACTTTAGACCTAAACACATTTGACTTAACTACACTTGATGACACAGTTACATTGACAACAAATGCAACTCCATCAATTGTCACAGGAACAGTCGGCGCATCAACAGAAACACTATTGTCAAACACAACAGTTACAATAAATGATGATGGTGATTATGCAAACTCTGTAAGTAGTTTTGTAACACTTACAAGTACACAGATAGATACTCTAGGCTTCAAAGGTGATTCATCCTTAACATATTTCGGTTCAGCCGCTTCCTCAAGTAATTTTGTTTTCAGAGATACTGGAGATAGTATTGAACAGAATAGTATGGTTGTTGTTTATTCACCGCCAACAGATACATATACATTTACATTAGCATCACAACATGCAGATAACGATTCTGGTACTCCTGGAAATCAAAACCAATTAAATATTTCTGCGGCAGATACGGATATAAAATTCAAGCAATATGCTTATGGAGAAATGACAGTATCGTCATCGACAGCACTTTCTAATTCCAATATTCAATTGAGAGATGAAGACGGATTTTATATTGATAAAACACATGTCGATGTCACAAATACATCAGGCAATAATTATAAGATTGTCTTCTGGACACATAGCGTTAGTGTTGGTGATACAATTGAAGTAGTTAATCCATCATCATCTACTGCGATATTTACATGGGGTGCTGAAGATTATAATGAAACAGGTCTAGTTGCTAGTTCAGAAAGTTTCTCAATCTCATCATCTTCAAATGATTTAATTGCAATTGGTGATTTAGATTTCACAGTTGGTAATACAACTGGTGAAGTAGTTGGTACATTAGTTTATGATAGACCATCTACTAAGAGTGTTATTTCTGGCTTAACAACTGTTTCTATAGATGGTACTGATTATCAGTCTGCATTAACAGTGTCTGATGCGCCTCTCATTTTGTCTGGTAATTCTGGAACATCAAATGAAGTCGGATTAGCAGTTGGTACTGGCACAGATGGAAGAATACATCAACTTGGTACTTCAGGCATAACGACATTTAAATTCCCAGCCGCAGACGGTTCAGCAAATCAAGTAATGAAGACAGATGGTTCTGGTGATATATCTTGGGCAACACAAAATACTGATTATGTTACAGAGGGTTCTAACTTATATTATACAGATGCAAGAGCAGATGCAAGGGCACAGTTAAAGATTGATGCCTTAATCGGTGGTGCATCTTCAGCCTTCGATACTTTATTAGAGATTGAAAATGCGATGGCTACTGATACTGAATTGTCTTCAGCAATTTCAGGACTTAACCATGATACACTATCTGGCTTTGTAGCAAACGAACACATCGATTGGACTTCAGCATCAGCAGGAACAATTGACCCTAGTAACTATACTAATACCGGAGACACAACATACACAGCAGGTACAGGTTTAAGTTTATCAGGAACAACATTTACAAATACTTCTCCAGACCAAACAGTTACATTAACTGGCGCAGGTGCTACTAGTATCTCAGGAACATATCCTAACTTTACTATTACAAGTACTGATAGTTCAACTAATATTTCAGGAACTATTGAACCAGCGACAGACAATACTTACAACTTAGGTAGTCCTACTAAAAAGTATGCCAATATTTACGGTCACTCAGTTCACGCAACCTATGCCGACTTAGCAGAAAGATATGCAACAGACGTTCCGTATGAACCTGGAACAGTTGTAGTATTTGGTGGTGAAGCAGAAATCACAACAACGAGTATTGCTGGTGATGTATCAGTGGCAGGTGTAATTTCTACTAATCCAGCGATTAAACTAAATGCTGATGCTGGTAATTCAGTGACGCATCCATATGTCGCACTAAGAGGTAGAGTGCCATGTAACATGGTTGGTCCAGTGTCTAAGGGTGATTTGATTATTACAGCACATGATGAGCCAGGATATGCTAAGAGTAATGGCAAGTTTGATGCTGGTCGTTCAGTCTTTGCTAAGTCACTTGAGACAGACCTCACAGAGGGCAAAAAAGTTATAGAAGTTGTGATTTTATAAGTACTTAATTATTAACTGTAACTATTGCTTTTCCAAACATTTCGATAAATAGTATTGTAACGAGAAGATAAAGGGTCTCGTTACATTATGGAGAGGACTTACCTGTCTTATCCTAGGCTAACCTTTGTCTTAGTCGAAAGGATGGAAACATTCAACCTTAAAGAAGCAACAAGGGATGGAAACATTCTGATAATATTTTATAAAATAACACAAGACGGGAGAAAATTAAATGGCAGCATATGCAATTCAATTCCGACGTGGTACAACGACTGAACATTCATCTTTTACCGGTTTATTGGGTGAAGTTACAGTTGATACAACTAAAAAAACAATAGTTGTACACGACGGTTCTACAGCGGGTGGTCAGCCCTTAGCACTAGAAGGTGCGGCAGTATCATCATCAACGGGTACGTTTACAAGTAACGTAACAGTTGGTGGCACACTTGGTGTCACAGGTTTGACAACTATGTCAGGCGCCGCGGCAGTAACAGGTGACCTAACAATGACAGGTCACGTACTACCAAGTGCAAATATTACTTACGACTTAGGCTCAACCACGAAGATGTGGCGTGATGTCTACGTTGGTCCTGGTTCATTATACATTAACGGTAAGAAAGTTATTGAAGATGATTCTGGTACAATCAGCGTTACAACAGACGCAAACGAAGACCTTAAGTTTACTACAAGTGGAACAGGTACATTAAAACTAATCTCAGGTAATGGTATTAACTTTACTGGTGAATTAGGTGCAGTATCAGGCGATTTACAAATCGGCGACCACATGGACATGAACTCAAACTTAATTAAAGAAGTAGCAACACCAGTATCTGGTACTGATGCGGCAAACAAAACATACGTTGACACAGCGGCGGCTTCAGCAGTAACAGGTGGCTCTAATGCCGTTTCTGGTACAACTGGTGCATTCTCTAGTAACGTAACAGTTGCTGGTAACTTAACAGTTTCTGGTACAACAACTACAGTTAACACAACAGACGTATTGTTTGAAGACAACATGTTTGTTCTTAACTCAAACACAACCGGCACACCTACTGAAAACTCAGGTTTCGAAGTAGAACGTGGCGATTCATTAAACGTTCAGTTCCTATGGAACGAATCAGATGACAGATGGTCAACTGGTTCAAACACTTTACATGCTGGTGCATTAGTCGCCAACACGTTTACAGGTGCTGTAACTGGTAACGTAACTGGTAACCTTGACGGTGTAGTTGGTGGTAACACTCCAGCGGCTGGTTCATTTACATCAATTGGTGGTACAACTATTACTGCTTCAACATCATTCCAAGGTGACTTGGTTGGTGACGTAACTGGTGATATATCAGGTTCTGCTGGTACTGTAACAAGCATATCGGCTCATCTTAAAGATGAAGACGACATGTCTTCAGACAGTGCAACACATGTTCCTTCACAACAATCAGTTAAGGCTTATGTTGCTTCACAAATCGCAACTAAAGACAATACTGATGAGATGACTGAAGGTTCAACTAACCTATACTTCACAAACGCTCGTGCCCGTGGCGCAATCAGTGTTTCTGGAGATATCTCTTATAACTCATCAACTGGTGTTATTTCAACAACAGGTCTAGCAAGTTCAGACACAGATGATTTATCAGAAGGTTCAGCAAATCTTTACTACACAGATGCAAGAGCAGACGCCAGAATAGCGGCGGCTTCTACGACTGACTTATCTGAAGGTACTAACTTGTACTACACAGATGCAAGAGCAGACGCCAGAATCGCAAATGCAACTACAAGTGATTTGACTGAAGGTACGAACCAGTACTATACAGATGCAAGAGCAAGAGCGGCAATTTCTGCTTCTGGTTCTCTAAGTTACAACAGTACAACTGGCGCTATGTCATATACTGAAAGAACTGACGAAGAACTACAAGACTTAGTTGGTGCTATGTTATCATCTAACACTGAGACTGGTATTACAGTATCATACCAAGATGGTGACGGTACTATTGATTTAGTAGTTAACACTACTCATTTCCATAGTTCAGTACAAACAGTAACTTCATCACAAGAAACAACAAATGCTTCATCAACAGTATCATTTACATTCAGTGAATTATCAAACGCACAACACTATGCTGTTTTCTTAAACAGACAGTTGTTACGTCCTGCTGAATATTCTGTTTCTGGTACATCAGTTGTTATCGCTACAGGCGTTATTGCTGAAGACGATGAATTAGAAGTAACAGGCTTTACAAACACTTAATCAAATAATTGATTGAGTAAACAAAAATAGAGATTAGACAAGACGTGGGAGGCACCACCTCCCACGTTCTACCGCACGGAGAGGCGATAGGTTGATACAGAATTAAAAAGGGTGTCTCGGGCTAATCAACTCATAAAGGAGAATAAAAATGGCACGTAAAATGAGAAGTGGAGGTAACACTAATAAGTTTTCCTTCGATAAAACAAAAAAATATAAGTATAATTCATCTGGTTCACTAGTTGAATTTACAGGTGATGCAGGCGCAGATGATATCACAATGTCAGGTTCAAAATCGTCTCTTAGACGTATGGCAGACGTTGAACGTAACGTATCTATTCTTGCGGCTAAACTATTAACAAACGATGGTGGCTCAGGTGATAGTGACGATAGCAACTTCGGTCGTATCGAAACTAAGAAAATTCGTTTCAAAGATGACATTCGTATGGATGACGTTTTAGACATGCGTTCAACAATCGACATGAACACTAACAAAATCACTGATTTGGGTACTCCAACTGCTTCAGCAGATGCGGCAAACAAATCATATGTTGATACTAAAGTATCGGCGTTAGCGGATTCTGCTCCAGCGACATTAGATACACTAAATGAACTAGCGGCTGCTTTAGGTGATGATGCTAACTTTAGCACAACAGTTACTAACTCAATTGCTACTAAAATGCCATTGGCAGGTGGTGCATTTACTGGTGCAGTAACTACTAACTCTACATTTGATGGAAGAGATGTTGCTACAGACGGTGCTAAGTTAGACGGTATCGAATCAGGTGCAAACGTAACTGATGCGACAAACGTGACAGCGGCAGGTGCCTTAATGGACTCTGAATTGGCTGGTATTGCTCATGTTAAATCACTTAACCAAGGCTTAACAACAACTTCTTCACCTACATTCACGGCAGTTACAGCAACTGACTTTAACGGTACGGCGACATATGCAAAATATGCCGACCTTGCTGAAAGATATGCGGCAGACGCTCCATATGAAGAAGGTACATTAGTTATGTTTGGTGGCGAAGCAGAAGTTACTTCAGCACAAGGTTATGGTTCAACTAAGATTGCAGGTGTAGTTTCTACTAAACCAGCATTCGCAATGAACGATGCGGCTGGTAATTCAGAAACTCACCCTTTCATCGCTCTACAAGGTCGTGTACCATGTAAAGTTGTTGGAACAGTTTCTAAAGGCGACATTCTAGTAGCATCTGATATTTCAGGCGTTGCAACAGTATGGACAGAAACAACTGTAGACCCTCGTATGACAGCATATGTTGGTATCGCTATTGAAGACAAAACTACAGGTGGCGAAGGCTACGTTGAAGTTAAAGTAGGTAAGTAATTACTTAAACTTTAAAGAAACAACTAAAAGGGAGCAATTATGCTCCCTTTTTTTATACATAGTTTTTTTGATTATTTGAATAATTTTTTGATAGTTGTGCAGAATGTTTTCTTACCATCTTTAGACCCTACAGGCAATGAGTTCTCCTGAATCCATTCAGGAAACTTTTCAAACAGTGTCTTCCATTGAAGCATCTCATTGTGATAATCTACAATTCTTTTTAAATGTTCGCTTGTGTTTGGATAGCCGTATTCATTCTTCAACTTATTAACTCGTTGTTTACATTCTGCTAAGTCTCTGATATCTCTATCTATTGCAGTTAGCACTTTTTCAAATGCCTCTATCTTTCTAAACTTATTGATTAGAAATGTGTGATGTTTGTTCTTTGGCTTGCCATCATATAGAAACATAATCTCTTGTAAATCATAATATAATGCTTTCACAGGATTGATACTTTCTCGGTATCTTTTTGTTATTTCTTCGATAGCAAATTCTGAACTTTCAGTAGATAAGTTTTCAAGCACACTTATAGCCAGTATGTTAATACGTTGGCTACTTGCTGATAATGCCTTTTTAGATTCTTCTTTGACTTTAGCAATTACAACATCAATTAGACGTGCTTCGGCTGTATCTAAATCTCTCTTTAGATATTCTATGTGTCCAGGACTAGAGTGTACAATGGTTCTTCTTAGACTGTCCGTAGTTCTTTCCCCTTTAAGAACTGCCTTACAATCTCTTATGAATCTCTGTTTCTCTAAGTTTATGATATGTTGATTCACTATATCTCCTCCAAACTTCTCTACAGTAGTATTTAGGATGATTTAGTGTGTCTCAAAGTGACGATTTAATACATTTTGTATTAGCCTGCAACTACACCACACAAGGCGGCACAGGACTTAAGTCTTTTGTTTCTTATATCTCTATCTTTGAATGTATCTAAGTAACCAGTTGTATATATTTCTCCATCTATTATTTGTTTTATAGATTTGTGTTGTAATGAAATATTATTTTCTCCAAAAGATTTTATAAAATTCACTAACGGACCAACCATGTCTTCAGTGCCAAACTCATCATCATACATTGCGGCATGCCAACAACACGGAAAAACTAACCCATAACTGTTTACAAAAATATGTGAACTTTTTATTGCTACACAATCTATATCACATTTGCCTAATTCTACTTCGTGTCCAGTCAACTCTCTGTCTATGTTGTTTATGTGATTTGTTCTGTCTTTACGTTTAACAGGTTCAATATTAATATAAGATTTTTCTAAATCTGATTTTATATCTGTGATATATCCAACTTTTTCTGAATCTAAGAACATTTTCTGTTGGTCATCATTGCCTAGATTTCTTTTGTCAAATTGTTTTTCAACATTCTTACTTTCAACTTCTGCTGGTGGCTTGATTGTATATTGATACTCGCCTTGTCTACCGTATACTTTCATTGATTGAATAATATTATTGTCTTTGTCTCTATTAGTAGAAAAGCCCATCGCTCTCTTGGCAAAGAACTTGGTGACTCCCATATCTTTTGCAAGTTGTCTTGCTTCTTCTACTTGATGTTCATTATGTCTAAACACAAGAAATTCCCAATGAGAATCAGCACCTGTTGAGATATATGTTTCCATTGCTAACATAATTTTATCCCAATATGTGCCTTTTCTGTATATCCAGTTTGTGTCTTCAAGACCATCAACACTGAATACAACAGTAGAATTATTGACAGAGAATATCTCTCCTAACTCACGCCAGAATGCTTCATCTCTGCCACTTGCGTTTGTGTTCATATGAAATCTTATATTTGGATTTATAGACCTAAAGTGTTTCAAAATAGGAATTAAATCTGGGTTAGTCATGGAATCTCCATAATTACCACACATCGTAATCATGTTTAAGTTTTCAATAAAGTCTTCAGAAAACCATTCTTTAACTTGCTCAGTGGTCATATATGTTTCTGTGAATGTTTTGCTCTTTATGCCACCTTCTAGTCTTCGATTACAACTCGGACATTCAGCATTACATAAACTACTAGTTTCTAAATCTAATCTTTTTATATCTTTGTAGTTTATCATTTTAAACTTTCAATGTTGATATGATATCGTTAATAATTTTTAGTTTTTTCTTTCTAAAAAGTGTACGTCTTGTACCAGGATGTAAAGGTTTTGGCACGCAGTTTGTGTCTACCCAAGCATATCCGCCAGACTCATCGTTCATTTTTGGAATGAATTCTTCTTTGACAAGAATAACAAAAGAGTAGTAACTAAAGTCACCATTTCTTGCATGATATTGGTCTAGTGGATATATCTTTACAATATCATTTTCAATATCTAATGATATTTCTTCTTGTAACTCTCGTAATAATGCTTGTGCTACATTTTCATTGTCTTCTACTTTTCCACCAAAGAAACCCCAATTTCTAGGAAATGACCCATCTATTGCTCTTTGTTGTAGAAGTATTCTATGTGTGTCTTTTGCGACTATGCATCCGCCAGCCGCCTTGAGTTTCGATTCTTTCATTATGGCGTTACTACTAGTTCCATTCTCCAATATCCAGCCTCATAAATTCCTTGGTATGTATCTGTCCATGATTTATCTTTGGCATCAAATTTAAACTGTTGTGAAGTCGTTGTGTTTGTTACGTATTCTCTAGTGTCATTAGCACTTGCGTCAAAACTCTTCACCCAATCAGTACCATTATACTCTATAATGTCATTAGTGTCAACTGCAATTCCCCACACACTGCTTTCTGTTGCAGAATCTAATGTCAAGTATCTTTGACCTAGTGCAACATTTGGAATACTGTTAAATCCTGGTCTTGCTGTTGAGGCATTGATAATTCTATCTACCGATGTTATTGTATTTGTCGGTAACGTAGCAGTGTCGATTGCGAATTCTAAAGTATTATTATCACCAGTAGTTGATAGTGTGCCGATTACGTCAGCATTCAAGTCATCTAACTCGCCATGGTATTTTAATCGAAGCCTTGAAACACCACTATCTAATGTGCCATATTCTTTAAGTACTGTTGACCAAGGAATACTAGCATCGTAATTTCCGTTTGCAAACGGAGTTGCTAAAACATTACCACCATTTTCATAAACTCTTAATGCGTAATTGCCTGGAGTTACAATTACACTTGACTGTGCGTTCAAGTCTGCAAAGAACTCAAATGCATCTGGGTCATAATCAAGTGTGTCTAAGTCTGTATAAGTGTATATGTTATTGATAATATTTCTGATAACATTTTGTCTTGTGACTTGTGCTGGTGGATTAATCCAAACTGGTATCTGAAATATCATTGTTGCAATATCAATTTGGTCTTCAATACCTGCCGGAATTCCTCTGCTTGTCCATTGTAAGTCAGTCATCTCTACAGTAGTGATTGTCGTCCAATCAATTGGATTATCATTGTGTTGTATTTCTAATGCTGGATTAAATAGCACTAAGATTTGCTCAAGTAGTTGAAGTTTTTGGTCAGTGTTTGAAGTCCAAATATCAACTTGCATATTCAGTAAGTAAGGAACTGGCATTAATCTTTTTACACTATACTTTTGTCCCTGTTCTGCGGTGTAAGAGTTTGTATTTGAGTCGAATGCTCTTTCATTAATACTCACAGCATCATTGAAGAATGGCTCTTGTAATCTCTGTCTATCAGGTTGCAAACTTTGTACCCAACAAGCAATAAATGGAGCAGATTGTACTACATTCTCTGAGTTACCCTTAAGAATAGTTGCCGCCATACGAGATACATCTCCGTATCTTGCTGGTACTCTGATATAATAATCAGTTACTCCATCGTTTTTCTTTGAGCCTGTTTTAACTGTGAAGCCACTGAACATTCTTACAAATTGTAAGATATATCTTCGAATCTGATTGTCATAGAAATGTTTTTGTGCCATATTAGTCTACCTTTGGTTTAACTGCCTTCGACAGATTTACTTTGCCAGCAAGTGTTGTGCCGTCATCTAGTGTTACTGTACCTGAGTTATTAATAAATTGATTGTGTAACGCATGTCCAACTTCCCAAGCACCATCATCGTCATTGATTCTAAACCATTTGCTATCTCTGTATTGAAATAACCTTGACGGTGAATAATCTGTTCTTAAGAAGTAAGAATCAGTACTTGGACTATCAGGAAATTCTTTACCGAAAGCCACTGTGGCGTAATCTACATCATCTGGATGATTTGATTGTGTTGCATACATTAAGTTATTAGTTCTATAGTCCCAGTATTTTCCAGGAACATTATCTTGTGCTTCTTGTACAACAGCATCAGTAATTTGTAGTTCTTTGTTGTACGTAGATAGAATATTCTTCAAGTCGGATGCTTCTTCACCAGTACCAAGAATATCTTTGTACTCTTGTGTATCTTGTAATTGTTTGCAACGAACACGCCAAATATGTGGCCACCAACCTGGGTCAAAGCCACTCGAATCTTTCGATGCTTCTTGTACTACCCAATATTGATTTACTGCATCTGGGTCTTCGCCATCGTTGCCTTCTAACATCATGTCTTCTCTCATGTGAGGCAATTCGATTACATCGCCAGTCATAATTTTGCGACCTAGTTGATTGACCATCTCGTTCAAATGGAGAGTGAACACTTGTTGGTCATTACCTAAGAACATACCGAACTGTGATAATTCAAAGTCTTGGTCAGATACTGTATATACGCCTCTAAGGTCATACACATCTGTGTCGTACTTTCTATCTCTGTTCTCTAAAAATAGTAAATCTTGTATTGCCGGTTTGGCAGGGTCAAAATCAGCATCAGTCTTATCTTGTGAGCCGATATACTTATGAATTAAAAGTGACGTACCGCCATGGTCAAAATGTGCTTTGACAGTTTTATCAATAAATTTGTAATCGTTACCCTTTTTAGGATTCCATAGGCTAAGTCTTGCCATAACTATTTTTCTCCATAATTTGACTTCTTACTGTATTTATCATATAATATAGTAATATAATTTCAAAATTATAAATAAAGTTTTAAGAAGGTACAATAATATGTTAATAGATGAAAATCAAGGATACTTGTCAATAAAAGAATTGCTATCACCATTTGCAGTGAGACAATTCAAATTGTGGGCAATGAACCCAGAGAATATACATCGTGGAAACGCTGTAAATGGGGAATACTACGGGAAACATCGTAAAGGTAGAGAATATAACATCTGCTGGAGTAAACAGCCACCAAGAGAAATGTGGGACCCCATAGTAGACAAATTAACTAGTCCTCTAAACGCAATGTTTAAAGGCAAACAATGGGATATGCATATCGTTGATACAATAACGACAAGACCAGGACAGTCTAAGATTAGGGCACATGTTGATACTCCTTATAGATTTGAAGATTTTGCTAGGTCAACAAATGATGAGTTATTTGGTGTACAAATTATTGTTCCGTTAGACAACTTCACAATAGAGAACGGTGCAACATGTATTCTTCCTGGTTCACATAAAGATAGATTTTATTACCAAGATATACAAGACAACCAAGAAGAATATAATGACTTACTTACATCTAAAGGTTTTCAATTTGTGTCAAAAGCGGGCGATGCCTTGATTTATAATTCGAGGACATTACACAGTACTATGCCAAATAATAGTGACCATTTTAGAAGTGCATTGCTAATGAATGCACTAGATGTCAACATAATTGAACGAATCAGAGAAATAGATTACAATACAAAAACTGCAAGAAAAAAGAAAAAATGACGGAAAACTTGACAAACTACTGCATTCGGTGTATAGTATTCTTAAATGTTGATATATAAAAGTAAATGAAGAGGGCAATGTGGCTATAAAAACAATGAAAAAGAAGAACAAAAAAGCAAATATTCTTTCAGATGAGTCTATTACAGGACTAGAGCCTGATTGGAAAGGCTCAGACACTTGGACCGCAGAAAAATATTATAGAGAACGTGCAAGAACTCCATATTATTATAGTTACTATTACAAATCTAAAGATTTTGTTCCTTGGGTAGTCCAATACATGAAAGACAATGGCTACTCTAAAGAAGATATCAAATCATATAAGGCAGCCGAAGACTGGAGAACTAAAAGTACTCTTGCAGGATATGTGAGAGCATTATCAAAGGGTATGCCAGAGAATCATGCTGGTATTCCTGAATACTTAGATACATTAGAAGGTATTACAGCAACATCTTTGTGTGATATTACTGATTCTGTCAAAGGACAAATAGAAGAGGTTATTTCTTTTGGCAAGATAATCAAAGAAGAAAAGAAAGAAGAAGAACAAGAAAAAGTTAATACGTATAAACCATCCATTCAACAACTTCTATTCAATAAGTCTTTAGAAATGTCAGAAGAGATAGATGAATATATTGAAGAGTTTGATGGTTCTTCATCGATGTTGACTACCTTTGACCCACAACGAATGCTTTTAATTGTTGGCGCAAAACCAAATCATGCTAAAATAATAGCATCATTATATCAGCCAACCTTTGACGATTTCTCAGAACTTGTAAATCCTCCTAGTACTAAAGGTATGTCAGAGTTTGATAAAGATATGCATGAGCAACTTAAAGAAGGTTATTCACATCTATCTAAAAGTGTAATAAAGAATCAGTTTAAGATGTACAAATCTATTATGGATGCTTGTGACAACATTGTATTAAAGGGCAAAGTGACAAGGAAGCCTCGTAAGAAGAAGCCAGTCAGTGCTGAAAAACAAGTCAGTAAGTTTAAATATTTAGACCATCATCCAGAAACTAAGTCAATTAGTGTGAACCCAGCAGAAATAGTTGGAGCCAATAGTATCATAGTATACAATTCTAAGACAAGAAAACTTGGAGTATACCATGCTCAAAATGTTGACCCTACGGGACTAAAGAGAGACGGATCTGGTCTAAGTGTAAAAGGAACGACTATTCAAGGTTTTAACCCAACCACGAGCGTCCAGAAGACACTACGTAAGCCAATCGAACAACTAGCAAAGTTCAAAAAGATAGCAAAGCGTTCATTTCAGAAACAGTTTGATGAAATAAACAGTGTTGAAATCAAAATGAACGGCAGATTTAACGACCACAGTTTGATTATAAAAGTTTTTTGATAAATACTGTTAACAGTGATACATGTTAATGATATTTGAGGTCAAGAAATGGCAAAACAACGTAATAAAATAAAAAATGATGTAATTAGACAGATTAGACTATTACTCGGTGACGGTATGGTCGATATCGAATTGGATCCAGAACATTATGACCTTGCTATCGATATTGCAGTAGATAAGATTAGACAACGTTCAGAAGCGGCAGTAGAAGAAGATTTTTACACTATTGAACTAAAGAAAGATGTCGATGAATACAGACTTCCAGCAGAGATAACAGAAGTTAAAAAGATACATCATCGTTCTTTCGGTCATGGCATATCTGCCGGCGTAGACATGGATCCATTTGAATTAGCATATGCAAATTCATATTTCTTTATGAATAATCATGTTGGTGGTATATCAACATACGAACTATTCTCTCAGTACCGTGAAACATTAGGCAGAGTTGCGGCTACTGATATTCAATTTATTTGGAATGCAACTACTCATAAGTTAAAACTTTTAAGAAAAATGAGAGCGGACGAAATGGTATTACTTCATGTTTACTTAGAGCGTTCTGACGACCAACTACTAAAAGACCCATACTTAAAATCATGGATGAGAGATTACTCATTGGCATATTGTAAGAAAATGATTGGCGAGGCTCGTTCTAAATTCTCTTCACTTCCAGGCGCACAGGGTGGAGTTACACTAAACGGTGACGTTCTAAAACAAGATGCTACGGCAGAAATAGAAAAGTTAGAAACAGAGTTGAAACTTTACATTGATGGTTCAGCACCGCTAGGTGTTATGATTGGCTAATTGTGGCTTTTCATCCAAAGAACAATAAAAGTCCTTGTGTAAGTATTTGCAAATACAATGATAAAAACTTTTGTGTTGGCTGTAAACGCCATATGAACGAAATCTTTGATTGGTTGGATTATTCTGATGAAATGAAAGATTCTATCTTAGAAGATATAAAAACCAGAGATATAAATTCAGAAAACGGTTGACATTCAGTATCTTTGGTTGTATAATAATATTATCGAAACTGAAAAAAGAAATCAAATGATAATAGGTATCACAGGACTAATAGGCTCAGGCAAAGGCACTGTAGCAGACATTCTAGTTGAAGAACATAACTTCATAAAACTTTCATTCGCAGATAAACTCAAAGATGGTGTTGCAACTGTATACGGTTGGGACCGTGCTATGTTAGAAGGCGACACTGTAGAAAGTAGAGAGTGGCGTGAAACTGTTGATGAGTTTTGGACTAATGAAACAGGTAGAGAGATTACTCCTAGACTTGTACTGCAAGAGTTCGGCACTGACTGTATGCGTAATGGTTTCTACGATGGTATCTGGGTTAGTCTAGTTAAGCAAGAAATAATTAATAATCCTGAAAATAATTATATCATACCTGATGTACGATTTGCTAATGAGATAAAAATCATTAAAGATTTGGGTGGCGAAGTTTGGAATGTTAGACGAGGCGAACTACCAGATTGGTGGGGAGTTGCAATATTAGACAATAAAACAAATTCAAACTTAATGAGAACTTCATATCCTGATGTTCATCAAAGTGAATGGAGATGGATAGGAACTAACGACACATTCAATCACATCATCTATAACGATGGCGACACAATAGACACATTATATAGTAAAGTTTCGAGTGTGTTGTCTACGTAGTTAACCCCAAAAGCAGTGTTTTTTCATGTTTTTGACTAAATACATGTAGCGAAATATATTTAACAGTCAAACCAAACAGGAGAAAATACTATGGCTACATTAGTATCACCAGGAGTTGCAGTAACCGTAACAGATGAATCGCAATATGCGGCGGCTACACAAGGTACACTTCCATTATTAGTTATTGCTACGGCAAGTAACAAAGCAGATGCCTCGGGTAGTGCAACAGCGACTGGTACAAAGCCAGCAAACGCAGGAATTGCCTACTTAGTATCATCACAGAGAGAATTAGTTGAAACATTCGGCGAACCAAAATTTTACGAAGTTGGCGGTTCAGTTGTACAAGGTTCAGAAACAAGTGAATACGGCTTATTAGCGGCATACCAATATCTAGGCGTTTCAAACAACGCATACGTTATCCGTGCAGACGTTGACTTAGCAGAATTAGAAGCATCAAGTACAGCACCAGCCGGCGTTATCACTAACGGCACACACTGGCACAACACATCAAAAACAAAATTCGGATTATTTGTACATGATGGCACAGATTGGAAA